CGCTACGATACCGGCAGAGACAGCCGTCCCTACTGCCTGAGCCGCAAATACCGCTGCTGCTAGCGCTGCCTGTGGCATTAGATTCTCCAGCCCTCTAAGGCGTACCGAAGGTCCACTTTCAGCAGCCCCCTCATGATAGGGACCAATGCGCCATCAGGAACCCGCACACCCATGATCTCGCCCGTCTTGGGTAGCTTCAATTTTAGCGCATCTCCTACGTCCGTATCTTCTGGATCAACAGGATTACCAAAGACATAGGTCATCAGCTCAGACAATCCGCCAGCTTCAGCAATGATCTGGTTCGCCTCTCGCTCGCTCATGTAAATCAGCTCGGGCGCCGGATCGTGGCCCCTGAATAACGTAGCTACTTCCCTAACAAACTCGCAGCAATCAAAGGCTCCATAATCAAAGGGCGCATCTTCAAACTTCCGCACCGCTGCTTTGACGGCTTCGTATCTGGTCACAACCCAATGTTCCCCATCCCGCGACCATCAAACAGGCCCGCCGTAGGATTGCCGGTCCCATACGTTTGCGTCTTACCGCCCCAGCGGAACTTAGCTTCGACCATTTGAGGAAGATACTTATAGAACAGGTCGCCTGAGAACTCTGCTTGATGATCCGCGTCGTTCTGAAGGCGGCCATTAGTCTTCTCAAAGGCGGCCAGATGGGATTCACAGGAAACCCGGATAACGGACTGATTCCCTACAGCCACCTGTACATCATCAATCTTCCCGTACCACATAGGATGAGGATCAGATAGAACAACGCGGTCTAAGCCAATGAACCCAATGGATAAATACACATCACGGAGGATCGTATCGTCTGCAAGATGGGCATTAGCAATCGTTGAATCAATCCCAGAAAGGACTAGGTCAACCTTGTAGGGGGAGATATCCTTTCCTTCCTCAATGGTCGAAATGGACCCGAAATCACCTAACCCTAGCCACGTTCTGGAAGTACCAGACCAATCGTCAGCAGCAATATCGCCAATATTGTCGTGCAGGTAGAGGGTTCCTGTAGGAGAGTCATATTTAATCTCACAGAAGACGACAGGACGAACTACGGCCCCGTCTACGGCGTTGACGTTATTAGAGTCTAACCCCCGGCTCATGCGATCACATCCTCTACCGCGTCGAAGGTGAAACTTGATATCACTGGAGACCGGTTAGACCACGAGGACTCGTTAGAGATTAGGCGGAAGATGCCCTTAGGCGTATCAATCTCTAGTTCAGTGTTATCCGCTGGTGTAGAACGAAGCTCAGGCACAAATTGAATCGTAGCCGCTCCTGCCGTGATCGTGGCGTCTGCAACGCACATCTTCAGCTCGCCGTTCACCTCGAAGAAATCGCCTGCCAGCATCGCATAAGTGCCAGAGGTCCAGCCGTCCGTATCAATCTCGTTCCCAGTCTCTGAGGCACCATTAACGCGGGGCGTGCCGTCACCATCAGCTCTACGAGTGTAACTATGGTCTTGGAGGTAGAAGTTATTGGCCGTCGCCTGTAATTGAGACAGGAACGCCTGCATAGCAGCCCTGTCAGAGTCGAACAGGTTCTGGAAAGACAGAGATGCCCTCCACCTGTTACCCGTCCTCTGAGCCGTCTGTATGGCCCCTGTGAGAGGCGATACGAATTGCCGGGAGTTGGATACTATGGTCCAAGAAGTGTCCGTAGGGCGTACTGAGGGCATTGTCAGGGGCATTAGAAGCGCCTCCGGGCTAATAGGTCAGCGATCTCCGCCTTCTGCTGGCGCAATTGTGCCGTGAATAGGGCGCGATCCTGCTCTGTCGCGCCACCAGAGATGTTTACCGTGGGAGAGTAGACAAGGCTCGTTCCGCCGCCCATGGCTTCGTTAGTCGTGATCCGTCCGTTAGCGTTCCCCATGGTGAGAAGCTCAGGACCGCGCTCGCCAACGAGATAGGATTCACCGGGGCGCACCTGACCACCCAGCGCCCTCGCCCCAACTGCCGCCGTGCTGGCAGAGACAACGCCAGCGACTAAGGGAGTGGTAGCGGCTAGAGCGGCAGCAGCAGCCGCAGGAGCAGCGGCAGGGCCTATGATGGGGATAGCTGCGGTGCTTGCATAAGCACTTAAGGAAGCCATCTTCTGCATAGCTACAGCATTCAGTGATTGGGCCATTGCTGACCCCATCAGATTCGTTTTATCAACCGTCTTCTGAAGAAGAGCGTTGATCGTGTACTGAGCAATGAACTGGCCCAAGGCGTTTACCGCACCTCGACCAATCGCATCAGCGACGCCAGCGAATGCCTCCTGAAGACTGCCTGCATCAAAGACAGCCTTCTCAAAGGCCGTACCCATGGACGTCTCTAATTGCTGGAATACGCCAACGATGAGAGAGGACGCATCAGTAACACGGGCCTCTGTGTCTAATAGGTATTGATCTAGCTGAGTCTTGTTTAGCTCATTTCGACGCTTGGTGTATTCCAAGTTCAGAGCGATAAGGCGCTCATTCACCCGAACTCCAGCTTCAAGGATGATCTGCTCTTCTCGCTGCTTCCAGAGCCTTAGTTGCTGCTCTTCAGAAAGGAAGGATTCGTAGGTAGCTTGTGCCCGATCACGCAACGCCTGAATGCGGGATTTTTCTGCGTCAGCCTCGCTCTGTAGCCTACGGGCTAGGGCTTCCGCCGCAGCTTCGTCTGCCGCCTCTTGCCGCCTAGTCTGGGCCTCACGCTCCTTCATATCAGCAATGAGCTGCTGTTGACGCTCAATGGAAAGCGCGAGGGCTACCGCTTGTTCGACCTCAGCATCCGTAGCGCCTTCCTGACGAGCCCTGAGTTCTGCGTATTGGGCCGTCGTAAGGACCAAGGACAAATAACGGTCCCGCATAGACTCAAGGCTGCCCTCAATAGCGCGGGTCTCAGTCTCGGTCTCATCGGCTACTTCTTTTAGTTCGCCCTTAAGAACCGCCATTTCAGCATTAAGGGTATCAATGCGAGCGGTCTTTTCAGTTATAGCTTCTGCCGTTAATACGAATCCTTGACCGGCAGCATTGTTCGTCGTATTGAACGCATCCAGAGCTTGCTTGGAGAGTCGCAGCTCATTCGCCAGCGTAGCTACTTCATCTGCTTTCTCTTGGATGCGAGCCTGACGAAGACCTTCGATATATGCCCGCTGAGCAGGCGTGAGGTTGTCGAAGGAGTCCTTTAGATCGTTGATGCGCTCTTCAAGAGTTCCGGTCGCTTGGGTCGTGCCAGAGGCGACATTGACCATAGCTGCGCCGATGGCAATAAACGCACCAAGAAGCGCGCCACCGGGACCGAAAGGGATGCAATCTGAGAACCCTGCTGCCCTAAGATGATGAGGCTGTTAGTCCCCATCTGGGCTTGGATCGCAACGTCCTGAATCTGCATCCCTAATTGAGAAGCAGAGCCACGGACAGAGCGGAAGGCACCACGGAGAGGGACTACGTTATCGTGTAGACGCTTGGCGCTGGTAGTTGCGCGATCACCGCTATTCGCAACATTATCTAAGGACTTAGCGGTTTCCTTGGCGCCCTTTTCAGTAACCCTTACTTGGACATCTGCTACTTCAACGGCCATATTGGTTCCACTCCACGATACTTAGCTAAACCCATGATGGCCTTAACTTCCCATCCACTTAGCTGATGGCCCGTAAGGCGAATATAGCTGTCTATCTCCCCGTAAGTATACTCCGTTAGAGAAGTGTACGCCTGCCACGCATCGGTATGCTCTCCCGACAAGGCTGGAGCGCTCTCCAGTTCTTTGGGAGTCTTGCCGGTAGACTTCTCAACCTGTTTGAGGGTGTCGTAACGGCTAACCGATGAGTTTTGCGGCTTTGAGTGAATGTACATACACCATCGGCCAAAAGCGATGAACTCATCGACTAGCCGTTCGTAAAAACCTCGTGCTTGCTTATGAACTTGAGAAGCTGTTCTACGAGATTGGGAGCGTTCTGATAAAGCTCAACGGCATTCGCCTTGGTGAACTTATGCTCCTTCCCGTTCTTGTTAAGCCCTTTCCAGCCTAGCGTAACCTCTGCTAAGGACTCAGCATCCATTAAGTCATAGTCGAGAGATTCGAGAGAGTCGCTTGCTTTGGCTTCAATGATGCGGGTCGCTTGAATCTTCTTCTGACGACGCCAAGCCTTGGAGTCCGCGCCCTGAATGGTAATGAAGAAGTCAGTGGGGGACCCATCGACCGGGGAGAGGATATTCACCTCTGCCCCGGCCTCATGGGCTGTAGCAGTAGCTAGCTTGTCAAACTCCATAATCCCGCCCTTTATGGGTTATGCAGCAGTCCGAGTGACCACGATGTTAGAGGCGTCCGAAGAGTCATATAGACCCACGAAGTCCATAGCAATCGTGATTGCGCCTTCGCCGGACACATCCGGCTGCCCCGAGTTGTACTTAACATTCCCGATCTCAATCAGGTAATCGTTACCGTCAAGGTCGGTCAGGGTCAGAGCGATGCTGCTGCTAGTTTCGTTAAGGAACTTCTCGTAGAGCGCCTTCGACTCGAAGTAGGTCGTAAGCGTACCCGTCACCCGAGACTTGCCGATAGAGGGGCGTTGCGTCGTAGCAGACCCGACCGCGAACAAGGGCTCGATGCCGTTCTCAAGGGTGATCTCCAAAGCCGTTACCGTAGCAATTGCGGAGCCTCCCTCCGTAATTGACCCGGTAAAGGAGTCAAAGGGCGTATTTCCTACGTCAGCGCTGTAAGTGCTAGAAGCCACCTGAGTCGTGTTGGTCGTCAGGTCCTTACCGATAACCCCAAAGGTGCAAGTGACCATCGAGTTAGGGCTAACACTGAGCGCCATGCTGTTGATCTCACAGCCGGTATAGCGGTGATACTCAGCGATGGCAAGGTCCGCGAACTTCCGCTCAAAGGTGAACGAGCGACGGGTCACGCCAGCCTTGAGTACATCCGTGGTCCAGCTACCGCAGAGAGCAGCTTCTAGGAGATCGTCGAAGGCTTCGTATTCCAGCTCCCCAGTGATCTCACCAGAAACGCTCTTGGTCCCGTGACGGAAATCTTCCACCTGACGATCACCACGGAGCTTCTCAGACTCCACGGCGTCTTTCGATAAAGCAAGGGTCGTTCCGGTATGAGGAACAGGCGTCCAAGTCGGAGTGCTGGGCGTGGTTCCGTAAGTGGTTTCTGCAACGTAGTGCAGACTATGTTGTGCGCCGTTTGCAATAGTCATGATCGTGCCCCTGTGTATGTCTGCACGTTGATAGAAACAGGCACGAAATACCACGCGCCTTCTAATATCGCAGGACCAATACTAACAGACCGGACCCGCAAGCTAGTCCCATTATAGGACAATGTGGTGCCCCGCTTAAAATGGTCAGCAATCGTATCTAAAAGAGCAGGCCGACCAGTTCCACGTGGAACCACTACATCAATCTGATAGATGGCGTTGGTCTCGTCCTGCCCAGCAGCCCCTAGCGTAACCTGCAAGGTATCGCCGGGGATGAAGTTAGGTCTTACG